GCGGCGAACGTCAGGCGACAACCATTGGAAGCCGCGGCACAGGCAAGCGCGTCCACCACGTCTTCTTTGACGATCCGAACGACACCAAGGAGATCTCGGAACCGAAACTGAATGCCGTGTGGGACGCCTTCCGGCTGACCTTTCAGAACCGCCTCAAGAACATGGTCACGGGTGGCCTGTGCCTGATTCAGCAGCGCACCCACATGATGGACCTGACGGGCCACCTTCTGGATTTGGAGCCTGAATTCTGGCAAAAGATCATCATCCGGGAAGAATTCGAGGTCGAAGACGAATTCGCGCATCCCGACGATCCGCGGACCGAGGAAGGCGAACTCATGTTCCCTGTCCGGTTCCCGCCATCAGTCATCGAAACCGAGAAGCGCCGTCTCCAAGCAGTGGGATACGCCGGCCAGCACCAGCAGCGCCCGACGCCACTGAAGGGCGTGATGTTCGATGTTGACAAGATCCTCATCGTGGACGACCTCCCGCAGCGGTGCCACGATGCACTGCGCGCGCGGGCATGGGATTTCGCGTATTCCGAAGGCCGCGGCGACTACACCGCTTCGGCAATGGGGCTCATGGATTGGGATGATCCAGCCTTTGAGGGAATGCTCTACATCTGCGATGTAACCGAGAAGCAAGTTCGGAACCCGCTCACCGAACTCAAAGAATGCCTGACAACCGATAGATTCGATGTCCATGTCCGCATTCCCCGTGACCCTGGCGGAGGCTCCAGGACGGCAGACGAGGCGATTACGATGTGCGCTGGCCGTGTGGTCGGGGACTGGCGCCCAACCCGCGAGAAGACCTCGACATGGCTTGCGTTGGCCTCCTGGGTGAATGCTGGGCGGGTCCGCTTCCTTCGTGGGGCATGGAACCAGCGACTCAAGGACCAAATGAACGCAGCACCCAAACCCAAACACGACGACATGATGGACGGCTGCACCGAGTTGCACGGCTACCTGTCCAAGATGGGGCCAGGTGAAGCATTCATCGGCTACCTTTGAGCCGTAATCACCAAACCAAGGAGACCAAGTCATGCCGAATCCAGTCTATCCCGAAGCATCCCTGCCCGTCGAACTCAGTCCGGAAAACGTGGCATTGGCCACCGAGATCATCCGCGGTCTTCGTCGGCAGCGGCCCCATGATCCGCAGGCCATGTCCATGACGGTCAACCAATTGGTCCGAATGCAGCTGGTGGATTTGCGCTCCCGGCTCCAGACGGTGGTTCCAGATTATTTCCCGGCCAAGCGGCCTATGCCTGTCGTGGACCGAGAGGAAGGCGATGAAGAGGGGGGTGAGGCACAGGATACTTCCGGCGCACCCCCTCAGAAGCGGAAATACACAAGACACACCCCCTAAATGCCGAAATGGTGGTATATTGGGTGAGGCAGCATAGCGGGAACTCCCCGTAGCCTGCCAATTCATCTCGTCATCATCACGCCATTGCAAGCGGGTGAACGTATCGAGATGGACACCGACACCGAGACGATGGATGCGATTCGTCCCTATATCCAGACGATAGGGGATATTCGCGCTGCTCTTGAGACGAAGTCGGCTCCCATGGTCCCGAACACGGACCCAATGTTCAATGCCCCTCCCCGATTTTGGGGAATGCGAGGCGGCGCCAACTACGCAGGCGTCCTGGTTTGGCGTGCCACCGATCTGATCGCCAATTACCTGAAGATCGCCAAGTCGGTCTGGGTGCGGCCTGACGACCCAAATCAAATAGCGGTGACACTCCGGCCTGAAGATCCGATCGAACGGCTGTTCCATCGCCCGAACCGGCGCATGTCCTGGGCGGAGATGCGGTACGCCTGCGAGACCTACCGGCTTCTGTGCGGCGGCTGGATTGTGGTGCGCATTGGCTCCGACGGCAAGCCCACAAACAAGTTTCCGATCTCCCTCCTGATTTTCCCGATCACGCAATGGAAGCGGGCAATCGGGAGCCAATCTGTTTCGGACCAGAACGACTATTACCGGACCGACGGCTGGCGAAACGACAATCTCGCCTACACTGTCGCCGACGACGAATGCGTAGTCTACAGCCAATTCGATCCGTCGCTCCGGGATGGGCGCATTTCCGCTGCCGGGTTCTCAGATCTTCCGGCCCGGGTCAAAAACGAGACTCTTCTCTACCAGTCGGCGCTCCTGCGCAACGACAACCGGCCCGGGCTGATCCTTTCGTCCGACAAAACGATCAAGGAGGCCAATAGAGCGCGGCTCGAAGGTGAGATGATGTCCTCCTACGGAGGCGTGGTCAACGCGGGTCGCACAATGCTCCTGACCGGCGACGGGATGTCCTGGAAGGCTCAGCCGGTCGATTCGCTGAAGCTGACCGAGATCTCCAGCGCCGAACATGATCAGATCTTGACCCGCGACGTGGGAACGGCATTCGGAATCCCTGAATCCGTCCTCACCGGGAACATGGAGCACGCCAACAGGGCGAACGGGAGTCAGGTCCGGGCAAATTTCCTTGTGGACACGGTAGAGCCTGGCTTCGAGGTATTCGAGGGCGTCTGGAACTACCAATTTTTCGAGCAGCTCGGATTGCCCGTCCGCCTGGACATTGACCAGTGGTCCATTTCGGCATTCCGGGACGTTGCCGCGGATCGGATGGGTCTGGTCAAGGCTCGCCTGGAGTGCGGAGACACACCGGAAGCGGCCTACCGGTTCGCTCGGATCCCATTCGAGGCGAACAAGTTCTCCACCAAGCCCTACATCATGAGCACGCTGGTGTCGATGGATCCGGCCGACAAGCCCGCCCCCATCGCGTTTCCGCCTGCAACACACCCGGGTACGGAACCAGGGAAAGAACCGCCCAAAACGGAACCTCCCGCCAAAGAGGAAGCACCCAAGGATCAGACCGCGGCCGCTGCTGCGGTGGAAGACCAGGCGCAAGCGCAAAGCGCAGCAGAGCACAAGCCCGCCAAGAAGGAAAAGCCGGAATCGAAAGCCGTCGCCTCTCCCTTGGATATGATTCGTGGGACGCTCAAGCAGGCCCACGCTCTGGGCAAGGACAAGCGCAAGGCCTTGGCCGTGAAGATCTGGGCAAACTGCGTGACCCCGCATGAACCCGAAATGCTGACCGCCACGACCAAGTGTGTGCGCAGGCAAAAGGGCCAAGTTATGAAGGCCCTGAATACCTTCTTGAACACCGGCAAGCATATCGACCGCGAAGCCAAGGCGTGGTCTGACCCGTCCATCTTCGTCGGGATCAACACCAAGTCGGAACCCCATATCCCGGGCGAAAGCGATCTTGACGCACTCCTACCAGATGAGGCCCATGCCAATGCGGAGATGCAGTTGGCATGGAAGATGTCGTTTGATGCCATCCGCACGTCTACGGAAAACCAGATGCTGGATGAGCTGGGCGACATCTCGGCATGGCTCGGGACGGCCCCGGAAGGGCACCGCGACATCGTACTGGATCGGCTTGGCGATGCGGTCAAGGTCAACGACACGATCCGCACGCAGATCTCAGACAGCCTGCGCCGCGCCTTGGGCGACAACGCCGGAGCACAACCGATCACAATCGCCGCCCAGCTCCGGTCCGAAGTCAGCCAGGTCTTCGACAATGCCATGACCCGGGCAAATACGATCGCCCGGACAGAGCTTGGTGCCGTCATGTCGGACTACCGTCACTCCATCATGAAGGCCAACGGCGTGAAGAAAGTTCGGTGGGTTAGCGCCCACGACGCCCATGTTCGGCCAACACACGACAAAGCGGATGCGTTCGGGCCGGTCACTTTTGGGGACAAGTTCCCGAATGGCTTGAAACAGCCACATGAGCCCGGCGCATCCGCTTCCGAGGTCATCAATTGCAGATGCATAATCGTGGCAGCGTAGGAGAAAACATGGAATTCAAGAGCGGAAATCTGATCGTCACGAAAGCCTCCGATGCCGGGCTGGATACAAACGCGATCAAGGCGTTGATGATCGCCCGCGGAATCGACCCCAAGGAGATCACCCCCGAAGAGGTGGCCGAACGGTTCGTGCGTCTGGTGGCCAGCACCGAAGACGTGGACGGAATTGGCGACGTGGTCAAGTCCAACGGATGGGATTTCACAACTTGGCTGACCAACCCAGCCATGTTCGCCGATCACCGGCAGACGCTCGATCACACGATCGCGCGCGGACTCCAGGCCTACGTGGACACCGCCACGAAGACCGCCGTCATCGATGCGTTCTTCGTCCCCGAGCGGTACGACAAATTCGGAATCGCCGAATTCTGCTACCAGCTCTACAAGTCCGGTTTGGCCAAGGGTGTCAGCGTTGGTGCCGTCCCGACCGAGATGCATTGGGCGACCAAGGCGGACGTGGATCTTTACGGCGACAAGGTGCGCCGCATTTGGGACAAGTCTCAACTCCTCGAACTTTCCTTCGTCGGGATCCCGATGAATGCGAGCGCTCTTGTCGGTGTGGTCGCCAAGTCGCTGGCAGAAAAGAAAATCGATTCCGAGATGTTCGACCGCATGGCCACTTGCGACAGCGCACCGTGGTCCATGTTCGCCAAGGCGGCGATGTACGAGCGCAAGTCGTTCGAGGTGCCCGTGGTCGCCCCTGTCGTTGATCCTTCTCCCGTGGAGCCTGTCGTCCCCGTACTGGCCCCCGAGATCAAGTCCATGATCGACGCCATGGCCAAGACGCTTTCCGAGCAAGCCACCCTCGTCCAGTCCTTGACCACATCTGCCGCCGAGCAGAAGAAGGCCAATACCGCCATCCTGAAGCGGCTGGAGATGAAGGACGACGGCGACATTCTCCACATCTCCAGCGCCGATCTCCAGTCGGCCTTGTCATACTTGGCCGCCGCTGCGGAGATCCTGGGCACGCGATTGCCGCCCCTGGGAGACGACCCAGACGACGACCCATCGCACACTGAAGCCGACGCCGTGAACCTGGGAGAGGTTGACGACTGCAACGGCACGGCGACAACGAAATCCAGCAAATCCAAGAGCGAAGACGGGAAAGGACTCGACGTGGCGGAAATGCAGCGCCTGATCGACCTTGCCCAGACATCGCAGCACACCACCACGAAGAAGGAGGCATAACATGCCTACGGAACTCGAAATCAAGTCCGCGATCGACCAGCTCACCGCGGACTACAACAGGTCGGCCGAGGCCCTCAAGGGCATTCCCGAGATGGAGGCCAAGCTCGCCACCCTGGGAACCCAGATGGCCGAGATTGCAGCCAATCAGAAGAAGCAGGCCGAGCAGAAGGCCATGTTCGCGCAGGACTTCGGCGGCAAGGAAGTGGACGCCCGGCTTGCCCTGGGTGCCTACATCAAGGGTCTCGTGGCCAGCGCCCTGGTCAATACCCGCGAGCCCGACATGGGCTTGGGTCGCCTCAAGCTCGACAATCCCGCCATCTGCAAGGCCTACGGGTACGTCGGTGCCGAACGCGAGATGGCTGAATTCATGCTCCAGAAGGCCACGGTCTTCGAGTCGGCTTCGCTGGACACAGCCGGCGGCGTCTTCATCTCGAATGAGGTCCTGGGCTCCGAGTGGGTCAAGAAGCTCCGCCCGAACGAGCGGACGATCTTCAACGCAGGTGCCCGCTACTCCGAGCTTCCCGCCGGAACCGGAAATCTGACGATCCCTCGCCAGACCTCGCTCGCGACCGTCGGCAACGTCTCGGAAAACGGACAGCTCATCTGCACGGGGATCAACTGGGAATTCATCTCCGCGGTCCCCTACCGCGTCGGTGCGACCGGCTTGCTTTCCAAGCGGCTGATCTTCCAGGCCAGCGAGTACGCAGACATCTTCCAGTCCGAAATCCTGTACTCCCTCTGGCGCCAAGTCCAGAACTCCGCACTCTACGGCACTGGTTCCAGCGGCGCTCCCCGTGGTATGTTCTACGACCCGGGCGTGTCCAAGGTCTACCTCGCCAACAGCGGATCCACTACCGCCGGAACCGCAGGCAAGATCGGGACCTACCTGGACGCGAACTTGATGGAAGACATCCTCGCGCAGGCCAACGGCCGTACCGAGAACTTCTCCATCATCGCTCGCCCCGAAGTCGCTCGCAACATGAAGAACAGCGTCATCAACGGCAACGGGACGTTCTCCCTGTTGCCCGAGGGGACTCTGGCTTCGGACGAGAACCTGAAGAAGGCCATGGGCTCGGACCGCCAGGTCCTGCGCTTGACCGACCTTCGGACCGCCCAGACCGTCGGATCCTCGACCGACTGCGCGGACACGTTCTTCGGCCAGTTCGACAACATCGTGGTCTACGCCTGGGGAGGCGTGCAGGTCAAGGTTTCCGACACTGCCGTGGTGCAGGGTCAGTCCGCTTTCGAGCGGAACGCCTTGGCCCTGGCCGGCGATCTGGACTACACGCCGATCATCCGCAACCCGGCCGAACTGTTCGTGGCCCTGGACCTCAGGACCACCTCGGCTTCGACCATCTGATCCAATCCAGGGGCGCGGTAAAACGCCGTGCCCCTCTCTTCCATCCGAAAAAGGAGACACAAAATGTCTGTCAACGCTAACAACTTCGCGATCGCGATCGCTCCGATCGTGACTGTGGCCCCGCAGACCGTGGCATCGGCTTCGTCCGTGAACGGCACTACCATCTTGCTCGCTGGCAACCCCAAGGACGGCGCCGAATGTGGCTTCATCGTCGCTGTCGGATCCGTCGGTGGAGGTACCGTGACTGCGAAGTTGCAGTACTCCGACGACTCCGGTTCGACCTGGACCGACTACGGGGCTAGCCTCGTGCTGTCCGCAGCCGGCGCCAAGGCCATCAGCATCGGCGACGCCATGTTCGGTCACGACACGCTCCGCATCGTGCTTACGACCACCGGGACGAATGCCACTATCGCAGCCATCTACACCCCGTTCCAGTTGATGCAGTCGCCTCCCAGCGGCTTCGTCGCCGGCACGGACTATTTGGCCCTGTCGAACTAAGGGAAAGGCGAAGGCGGCACGATGATTCTTTCGACGCTGGCTCGTTGCCTGCAAACTGTCGAGCTGAACAACAGCAATTCCGACTGGAGCGTCAACGACTACTCCATGCAGATGCGCCGTGACTACGCTCGGGAGTTGGCGGCAACATCCCAGATCGTCGAGAAGTACATCAATGTGCCGCTTCAGGTCGATACCTTCGACGAGTACATGACATCGATGGGAGGGGCTACCCTCTTCCCTCAGCATGTACTCGTCCGTTCCATCAATTCGTTTTTCTACGACCCTTTGGGTCTCTTCGGGAACAGCGGCTACACCACCCTGACCGAGGGCAACGACTACACACTGGACCCTGACCAACTCCGGATCCATCTTTGCGTTCCGTACCCCAGGATCTATCCCCCTCCAACGAAGGAGTACAAGCTCAACATCACAGCGGGGTATGTCTACGATCCGATCTCGACGGTCTACGCGCTCGCCTCGTTCACCGGAGAGCCTGTGGTTGGCACCTACGACCAGGTCAACGGGGAGCGCATCGTGATCACTGCCATCGATTTGACTGCGATGGTTGTCACGTTCCAACCAGACATCGGGAACTTCGATGTTGGCGACTTGGTTGCCTGCAATTCTGGAGCATCGATCACTTTGGGTGATTGCATCCGAGAATCGGTTGCCAACAACTACGCGAGCTTGGAGGCGGAAGTCATCCGGCAAGTCAACTACGCCTATGAACGACGCCGGTCGGCCGGGAAGCACTCGACCACCTCCGGGAGCGGTCAGACGACATACATGGGCGAGTACCAAGTTCTCCAGACCCTCAAGGACGCCTGCGACAACTTCCAGTACTACGGGGTGGGATGCTGATGGGCACACTCTCCTTCGAATTCACTCCACCCCCCTCAACTCCGCCCGGAACCATTCGGGACGGCGCGTTCAACCTCTTCCAGGCCCACGGGAACACCTTCGACGCGCGATTGAAGATCGAGCGCATGAGCGGTCGCCCTGGCGTGAATCGGCGTACCAGTAACCTTGCCACCGGTTGGAACGTCCAGACCATCAGCACAGACACAACCATCACGACGACCAACTGGCTGTCCGGACCGGCTGCCGAACAGGATGGACGCCACGGATACGGATGGGTCCAGGAGAACGGTGCGGACATCGTGCCGGTGAAGGGGAAATACCTCTGGATTCCGACCGAAGA